TTGTAGCTGATCCTCTTACAACTTTTTGTGTAATATCATAATCTCCAGAAGTAATGTTAGCAGGAATAGCTGCTGTCGCTCCTCCTTTTACTTGATTAACTCCTGTTTCATGTTCATAATAATATGTAATACCCTCTGTGTTTCCAACTACATCAAAAGATGTATCTGTATCTGCATCATATTGAGTTCCATGAGGTAAACCAAATACCGCTGAATCTTCCCATGTTGTTCTTGGATATAAACTATTAGCATTAGTAAACCAGATAGGTCGTTTAGCTGTTGAATCTAAATAACTATATGTAACTGCTCTGTTAACATTGTTAGATGTAGAAGATGGGTAAAACCATGTAACTTCACCAAACAAGTTATTAATACCTGCATAAACTAATTGATTTGATGTTGTGTTAAGATCATCATAAACATAATCTTCAACCAAACAATCCATAGATTCTAGTTTACCTTGATACCTAAAGAAACCATTATCAGACATCCAGTACGCAGCACCATCAACTTCAACAGCTGCATTCTGACCAATCAATCCACAGTTAGTACCAACTTGTTCAAAGGCAAATGTAAAAGGTTGCCCAACAAAACGCATAGTAAATAAAGATGTATCAGTCCAAACATAAATTGCATTCCTACCAAGTTTAGCTCCAATGATCCGTGATCCGGCGGCCAGTCTTTGTGTACCAGCACTATTGGTTGCTGTAGGGGCATAAGTATTAATATCTTCTTGAGAAGAGAATCTTAGAAACATATCATCTTGTGTTGTCTTATCACCAATAGTTGTTTCTGTTCCAAAGAAAACTAAGTGACGATCGGGGGTTGAAACTAACATGTCACGTGATGCTGTCGGAGCACCCGTTATAATAGTTGCCCTTATTGCTGTTGCATTTGATGCATCACCATTCCATTCAAAACATTCACCATTATGAATTAGTGCAATAAGAGTTGATCCTAAATTGTCCAAGGACCATAGACCAGGGTCTAACACTGAATCGGTGTTGACTGCAGCAGAACCCCATCCTGTCCAACTAGATGTATTAGTTACTACATCACTACTAGAATGAGATGCGTTTGTAGTCCCTCTCACATTTCTAGTGATACCTGTTAAATTATTTCCCGCTACTCCTGTGTAAGAAATTTCTTCTGTTCCGACTTGAATAAAGTTTGTACCTGTAGTTGGAAACCCTGTCGTACTGGTTAAAGTAATACTTGTCCCTGATCCACCAGTACCATAAGCATTGGCACTTAGTGATCCGTTTAAAGTAGTTGTTAGTGATCCAGTTATTTCTCCACCCCATAAAGGTATACCAAAACCGTAAGCACCAAGTTGTTCTGCGGGTCCAACGTGGTAGTATCTATAATAGGTTATCCCTCCAGAAGTAGATGCTCCACTACCGGTTTCGTTACTAGGCATTGTAATAGTAAAGTTGTTATTATCTACGATAGATGTAACCATAAATTTTTTATCAGCAAAGTCTGAGGCTCCAAAATTAGAGTTTGTAATAGAACTAAAAGTAGATGAGTCCCCAAACAAAACTATATCTCCTGCTACAAAACCATTTGTGCTTGCTGTTATAGTAACTGTAGGTGATCCATTCGACGTGCTGAAAGCACTAGTGATAGCTGTCCCTGATGGATTAACTAAAGGGTGTATGTCATAATAAACACCACCAGAATACACATATAAAATTCTATTAGTTCCTATAGCTGCAAATTTAATAGATTCTTTATTAACAAAATGATGCAAACCTCTAGCCGCACCTGTTAATTTGTCAGCTCCTAGTTGAGACCAACCACCTATTTTTTCTGGTGTACCATATCTAAAACGTACGTTTTCTCCCCCTGTCCACTGTGATTCAGCGCCGGTAGATGTAACCTGTTTATTAAATCCTGGTAAAAACCCTAATTTTTGTAGCATATTTATCCTAATATATTAGCACTCTATACTATATATTATATCTCGTGTAAATCTAGCTATTTTGTGGTGGCTAGAAATAGCTAAAATTAGAATTAAAAGCTATTACGGTCTTTCGTTTTTTATTTACTCTGGGTGAACTGTGTAATAAATTAGCTGGGAAAGTGATTATCTGTCCTTCTTTGGCTTCGTATTTAAAGATTTTATCCCCCACTTTTATCTGAGTTTTATCTTTAGAAGAAGGTAGTTCTAAAAAATAAACATTAGCCCAATTAGTGTGTTCATGATTATGAAATACATGATGACCCCCATCCCTATATTGCTGATACCAAGCATTTTCTATATGCCATTGGTCTGCTTTAAAATAAGTCATTAACTTATCCATCGTCTTATTTACTACATTTTTATAAAAGTAATCTAGGTATTTTCTTTCTTGTTCTAATGGCAATAGCCAATCAGATTTACTATCTTGTTGTGATTGACTAAAAGGCATCTGATCAATTAGATCTAACATAATTTTTTTATGTTTCGCATGGCCTTTGACTGTAGATATTATAAAATCATTGGAAATATTTTTTATCTCCATTTTAAACCATATTAAAATACTTTTAACTCCGTATTAAATGACAAAGATATTCTTTTTTCTTTTTCATTCATATTAGGCATGACTTTATGAGATAACCATGAAGGAAACAAGTATAGTCTACCTTCAATTACGGGAAAATAACAGTTAATACAATTAGTTTCTATATGTTCTTCGAAATGTTCAGTCGGCCAATCATGTTCCATAAGGGTAGAAGGATGACTAAAACATATATCCCCACAATTTTTTGGACATTTTACATAATATACTCCAGATATCATAGAGTGTGGATGTGTATGCATTTGATTCATGTCTTTGTATCCATTAACATTAGCCCACATATTTGTTATATTAATTCTAGATTTATTTTTAAACTTTTGCTGAACTCCATATTCAAAACAACCTTTAACTATATCTAATATTAGAGGATTTAATTCTTTTATATCTAAACTTAGATCATTACTTTGCCAACCGCCCACATTACTACGATATCTGCTTTTTTGTTTTTTTTCTAAATTTAATATAAATTTTTCTAAAATTTTATTGTCTAATTTAATATCGTTAAACATAATTGGACAACTAAATATATTTATTCTTTCCATTTATTCCTTTTATTATCTTCTATTCAGAGTCTTCTAGTTTACGTGTTTCTACAGTAGAGTCATAACTCATTAAATTTTTTGTTTTTTCGTCTAGGTTTTCGTTTAGTATAAATAAAATGTTACTTAAATTATTTATAAAATGTTTTGTAGATTCTTTGGATAATTGCAGTTTTTTATATTTATTTAATACTTCTATTTCTTCGTTTGAAAAAACAATATCACAGGAACCTTCTTTTTTTTGAATGAATTTCATTTTTCAATACCCCAATAGTTTCTTTTATCCATATAATGTTCTGTGTTTTCACCTTCCTCGTCAACATAATGTAAAAATGTTTGAAAGTAATGGTCTCCTTTAAATTCTTCTCTCCAATGTTCTAGTTCACAACCTAAATAAAGTGCACCATCTCCTTTTTCTAGATTTAATTGAGCGCCGTCCATAAATATTGGCCACGGCGTGCCATCTCCACCAATATTTACTGTAACACTTATTTCACAAGAAGGTCTGTCGGTATGTTTTTTTAAATCAGAATGTTTTGTATAACATCTCCAAAAAGAACATGTAGGTAGTAATTTTTTTCCGCTTTCTTTTTCTACTAAATTTTTATTTTTTAACATTAAAGATTCCATGACAGCATCCCCATAAAAATAGGTGGCCCCCACACCGCTGTCTTTTACATCAAAATTTACTAAATTTGTTCTGTGTTTTATTTCACAATAAAGTGAAAGTAGATCTATTTCATCTTTTGATAAAAAATTTTTAATTATTTTATATTTAAAATCCTTTCCTATAATGCCCATGAAACCACCGAATATCTCGTTCCTTTAATTACTGGTAAAACACTATGAGGATATAAAAAATTACTTGGCCAAATAATAAGTCTATTTTTTTTTGTATTTATTCTATGCTCATTTTCCGCACCTGGGAATTTAAAAACTAATTCCCCACCTTCGTAGTCATCGTTTAATAAAAATATACCCGTAAAACTTCTTGACACAGAAGGACCACTATCTACATGAAGTTTATAAAAACCCCCAACATTATATTTTAAAATTTGTATATCATTAATTATAAAGCGGGTTTCTGCTTTGGTTTGTTTTAAATACTCTTCTATTCCTCTACTGAATATGTAATGTAAAAGATTTGCCCAATGGACTTCTGTGAGACTTTCTACACCTATATTTTTTATACACCATGTAGAAGTCTTTCTTATTTTAGTGTCTACTAACTGGTCTTTTTGTGTATCTTTAAAAACACCTGCTTCTTTAAAGTTTTGTGATTCTTTACAAGTTTTTATTAAGTTTTCTAAAATATCTTCGGGTATAGTATCATCAAGTACTTTAATATAATCAGTTAATAGACAATTTATTTCCATGATTTTTTTGACCAAAATAATTGTTTATAGTTGTGTAGAATATGTTTAAATGAGAAGAAATCAATTTTTTGTTTTTTAACAGAATCTAAATTTTTAATTTTCATTTTCCAACATTCTCTTTTAAAAGGAATAATTTGAACGTAAGGTGTTCCTATTTTAATAGTTGTTTCAAGTGTTTTATATTTATCTCCATTTACTACAAATGGGAAATTAATTTCATTTGGAAAAGAATCTGTATCTACTATTCCAGGTATTATCGAAAACCTATCATCCGTATTATTTAAGGGAGGTAAAAATAAACAAGAATATCCAGGGGATGTCTTAATAGTCCAAGGATTAAGTATTTTATGAAAAGCTAGTTTTTGGTTTTTTTGTACCAGAGGGGAATCACCCAATTGTTGTATACTATGAAAATCTTGTTCTCCAGAATTTAAATTTATCCCAGCGATGGGTCTTCTACATCCTGATTGCATTCCTGTTTTTAATACACCATCCTTATCCTTTTCGATGTTGTGTGTAATAAAGTAATCAACAGGCATTTTAAGAATATATCCAGTTGTTAAGGTATCTAAAAAAGGCATACAACCTTTAACAGTCATTTTACCCACTTTATGTTCTAGTTTTTTATACCACTCAGGCATATTAACTTTAGTAGGTACTGGTAAATATTCTTGGTTGTTTTCAATAAAATCTTTATTAGCCAAAAACTCTATTATATTTTCTTTCTGAAACATTAAAAGAATCTTACTTTATTATAAGATATTTGTAAATACTTATTTAAAAATTTGATTTAAATCAAATATTAAGGAATTTGTAAAGTATTGACGTAAGTTATTGAATTATCTTCACAATACTGTTCCCAAGTTTTTCCTGTTATAGGAAAAGTAATACTCGAATAATCTAAATTTTTTAAATAGTTGTAATAAGTTTGACAGATTGGATATAAACTTTTGGAAGAATTACTATCTTCATTTAAAAAGGATTCTAACAATTTAATTGTATTTTCATTAGCTGGTTTTACAAGTTCTTCAGGGAGAGACGAACTACTTAGTAAATCAGAGTTATCAACAACAGTTGCAGATCCATTAGATATAGTTACATCAGCTGTATTTTGTTTAATTTTTAAAAAATCAGCGTCAGAAATATCTATTGTTGTGTAAGGCGGAAAAGTACAATTTATTTCATTTTTTTCCGTTTCATTTGATGCTATTTTATATAAATTGTCTCCGTCATTAATTATTAAATAAGCCATGTTTATTGACCTCCATCATCATAAAAAATGATACTACCGGCACTACCAGCTCCTGTAGGAGCACTACCAGCTCCTGCCGCATTGCTTCCAGCAAAAGAGTCATGGAACGGTAAAGTAGAAGTAGATCCAGGCACTGATCCAGCTGATCCGGGAGATGCATTGTTGTTTGAATGCCCATAACTTTTCCCTTGACCGCCATTTGCTCCGTTTGCTGTGAATAAATTAGTTATGTTACTTGCTCCCCCTGCACCTCCAGAAGCTCCGGGCTGGGAGGATCCAGGAACATTACCTCCACTGCCTGCACCTCCTACAGCGTAAGCATATGTTGTACTTGCTGACACATTACCTGAAAACATACCATAACCACCTACTGCACCATTTCCACCTCTACCATTTCCCGGTGAGTTGTAGGCATAGCCTCCGCCTCCGCTACCACCAGCTTGAACTATAGCATAATATTTTCCTGCATTTGCAGGTGTCGTAAAATTACCTGAAGAAGGTCCTCCCGCCATTAATCTTGGGATATAACTTCCATCTCCACCAGCACCTGATGAAGCATCAATAACTCTTCCAGAAGAGTCTACTGTAATGTCAGCTGTTGTATATGAACCTTTAGCGGGTTTAATTATTCTTGGCATATTTTATACTCCTTTATTAGTCAGCCATTAAGCTATAAGAAACATGCCAAGATAAATCACTGGCTGTTCCTGCTGTAACGGCTAATAAATCTGTTTCGTCTAACCAAATAGGCCCTGTTGCATCTAAAAAACTTAATGTTGAATCAGCTGGAACAGAAATTGTACTTCCTATTTTATAATAAGTACTTCCATTGTCATTACTAACTTCAATTGTTACATCACATGCGTTAGTGCCATCTGTGTTAGCTATTAATATTGTGTCAACTTTTGCAGCGTACTCTGCTGCAACGTCAATCATTGTTGTTCTGTTTGTATCGCCAAGATTACCCATAGCATTAGAAGGTGTTATCGTTGCGACATTTACTAAATTTGGTGTTGCCATATTTTATTCCTCGTCTTATTAATACTAGAAAAGCATTGACATTGCAATAGCTTTTCCTACTGTTGATATTTCACTTCCATTATATTGTACAGTCCCTGTGCCTTTAGGTATGAAATTAATACCTACATTAGTCTCTCCAGAAGCTGTGAAAGATGGGTTATTTCCAGTAGCTGCATTGGCATAAGTAAGCTCGTTAACAGCTGATCCAGTTGCAGTTAATAGAAATAGTTCATTACCATTGGTATCTAAAATAGATGTACCAATTTTAGGTGATGTTAAAGTTTTGTTAGTTAAAGTTTGTGTTCCAGTAAGTGTTACATCTCCAGTTGCTATTTGATATACATCTGGATTAGTTCCATCGTTTGCTGTTGCAAATAAAATAGCGTCACCTTTGTCTGTTGCACCAAAGGTAAATGTATCTCCTGAACCAGAAGTGTATTTAAACTGTACTGTGTAAGCACCTGATGTTGAATTTCTTAAAAAATAAAATGTTTGTGCATCTAAAGGAATTGTTACAATTTGGTTTCCAGTAATAGTACCTGTAAACTCAATCATTCTGTGAGACATAACTGCTCCAGTTGATCCATCAGAAACTGATAAAGCTGTAGTTTGTGCACCACCGCCAATTGCTTGTGCAGAATATCCACCTGAAATTTGTTCAATTATGTTTAAGTTGGTGTTAGTTTTTGTTCCCCATGTACCGGCGTTTTCACCAGTTGCCATTAGTTCTACACCGAGAGCCGTATAAGTTGATGCCATAATTTTATTCTCCTAATAATTGTTATTTATATTAGTTATTTATTGTCAAGTCAAATACATTTATGCAGGAGTTTTTATTGTATATCCTGTACTAGTTTTAGGTGTTTTAGTTGTATATCCTGTGCTAGTTTTAGGTGTTAATTTTTCATAAGTACCTGGGAAAGCTATTCCTGTACCATTGACAGTTGCTTCAAGTTCTAACCCAGTTAATCCTATAGCCATTTCTGTAGGAGAAATAGTTCCTGTGCTTGCAGTTGATAATACTCCTGTTAATGGAACTCCTATTTCAGGAATAATAGATCCAACACTAGAAGTTACAGATTGTCCTGTTGGTGTAAGTATTAATTTCTCAACTACTTCTATTTCTCCAACACTAGATGTTGTTGATAATCCTGTTAATCCCACAGCATCGGCAGGAGAAAGACTTCCTACTGAAGAAGTTGCACTTACCCCAGTAAGTCCCTCAACATCGGCAGGAGAAAGACTTCCTACTGAAGAAGTTGCACTAACACCTGTTATAACAGGTGTAGAATCTATAACAAAACCTAAAGAACCAACACTAGATGTAGCACTAACTCCTGTTGGAGATATTACAGATGTTAAATCTAAGGTTAATG